GGTTGAGTGCATCAAGCCTGAAATTGAAGTTGATAGCTTTCATTTTGTAGAAGTTGCTACAAAATTTGCTTTTGGCGGCACATTTGATGTCGATCCTTGGTTCAACATCAACGGAGTTAGCGATACGCAAGAAATGAAAGAGAAGAAACTTGTTTCTTTCTCTGATAGCTACCGCAACGGGAATCCGGCAAGAAAGGTTTCCCTTACGAAGAAAGGATTGAAAGCGTTTTACAAGGCAATGTTTTGAATTATAAAACAGAATTATAAAGCCGCCCGAAAGGGCGGTTTTTTATTGCGTAAGCAAAGGTTATTTGGTATTATTGTAGCATAAACATTAATTATGGTGAAGTTTATGCGGGATTTCGGAAGTTTTTTTAAGACAGTTGGCGGAAATGAAGGCAATAAATGCAATTATCCAACCCGATTAGACACTTATGGCTGTGGATGTCAGCATGATTGCAAATATTGCTATGCAAAAAGCCTGTTGTCATTTAGAGATTTATGGAACGCTAAAGCTCCGGCTGTTGCTTCGATATCTGAAATAAGTAAGGCAATTCGCAAACTTTCAAAAGATGAAGTTGTACGACTTGGCGGGATGACGGATTGCTTTCAGCCGCTTGAGAAAATTCATAGAAATACTTACAAGGCAATAAAGCTGTTGAACAAACGGCAAATCCCATATCTAATCGTAACTAAGTCTGCAATGGTGGCAGATGATGAATATATTGAGATTTTGGATAAGGAATTGGCGCATATCCAGATAACGGTTACAACATTAGATGATGCATATGCAAAAACATATGAGCAGGCCAGCTTACCATCAGATCGCATTAAAGCGATCTTAAAGCTCCAAAAAGCCGAGTTTGATGTCGCAATAAGACTTTCTCCGTATATACCGAAAAACTTCGTTACAGAGGATTTAAAGCGTCTTAAAATAGATAAGGCGTGTGTTGAGTTTCTAAGAGTAAACGCTTGGGTAAAAAAATGGTTTAATATAGATTATTCTCCATATACACTTTCACAAGGTGGGTATTGGCATATGCCGCTTGAACAGAAAATCCCTTATGTTGAAGAGCTTGCCGATTGCTTTAAGGAAATAACAGTTTGCGAGGATGAAGATCTTGCGTATGAATACTGGAGAAAATATGTTAATTGCAATTCAGAAGATTGTTGTAACCTAAGGAGGTAAATATGTTCGAATGTTTTCATTGCGGCGAAAGAGCAGTAATATGGGACAATGATTTTTCCTTTGATGATTGCGGTTATGAAGGAGACGGAATAGTCCATTTTTGCCACTGTTCAAATTGTGGTGCTGAAATAGAATACAGAATTGAATTTAAAGGAGAAGATGAAGATGAATCTGAAAATTGAGTATCTTGACAAAAACGAGCTTAAGCCTTATGCAAACAATGCTAAAATTCACACAGCTGACCAAGTGGAACAGATTAAAAAAAGTATTCGTGAATTTGGGTTTAATGATCCGATTGCTGTCTGGCATGAAAATGAGATTGTAGAAGGACATGGCAGGCTTTTAGCGGCGATGGAAATGGACGAGCTTAAAACTGTACCCGTGATTCGATTGGACGATCTTACAGATGAGCAAAGAAAGGCTTACGCTATTGCTCATAATAAGCTTACTATGAATACAGATTTTAATCTTGACTTGTTAGCCATGGAGCTTGAGGATATTGGCGATTTAGACATGACAGATTTTGGCTTCAACGAACGTGAAATTCTGGAGCTTACTATTGACGATTCCCCTGAGGATATCTCTGTCCGCAGAGAAGAGTATTCCGAAGCGGATAAAGAGTTTGCCTATGAGAGTGGAGTTCCGTCTCCTACGGACGGTCAGAGCCCTTCTGCGGAAGAATATGAATATGCCTCTGGCGCTGGGGTAACAAGACAAGAGCTGGAAGAGTATGAAAGTCGTGCGAGTCAAATGGTAACTCGCAGAGTAATTATTATTTTCAAAACTGATGAAGAAGAAGAGTTTATCAGGAAACTCCTGAAAGTGCCGGATGGCGAAAAACTTGGCGTTATTTATCTTGCAGAGAAAATGATGAGTGATGAATAATGATAAATAAAATTTCTTTAACGGCAAAATCGTTAATTATAGGTGAGGATAATGAAAAAGATTCATTACGCAATAATAAGCTATCATCGCCCTGAGTGTGTGACGGTAAGAACCCTTCTTGAGCTAAACATCCCGGCTGAGGATATTTGCATTTTTCTTCAAGATCCTGAAGATGTTTCAAAATATGATGCTGTTTGGGGTAATATAAAGAAGGTTCTCGTTGTCGGGAAAGGCGTATCGGCGAATAGGAATAATGTACTTAAATATGATGAATATTCTCTTGGCGATTGGGTAGCCTTACTTGACGATGATGTTCTCAGTTTCACCAAAATGGATTTGTTTTTTGACGAAGGGAAGGCAAAGGCTACTTCAAGAAAAATTTATGATGGGAGCGTTTTCACGAGCTTGCTGAAGGATTCCTTCGAAAATTCAGAACAGATAGGAGCAATTACTTGGGGATGCGCACCCACCGGGAACGCCATGTTTGCAAAAACAAGGCTTGTTACTGACGGCTCATTAAGCGTGAATAAGTTATGGCAAGGTGGGCTGGTTGGGCACATAATTGACAAGAAAACATTTTACGATGAATCTTATGGCTCTGTAGAAGATTATGAATTTCAGCTTAGGATTCAAGCTAAAGGCGGGATTCTTATCCGCAGGAATGATTTGTCAGCAAGCAAGAAGCCTAATAGAAATTATAAAGGCGGCCTTTATAACTTTTACAGAGAAAACGGTGTGAATAAGGATATTGATAGACTTTGTGAACAATATAAAGGACTTGTGAAACCGAAGCCGGACTACAGTGGGGTAATTCAAATTGGATAAAAAAATAAAGCAAAGTTATGGCAGTCCCAGATGGAGCGGAGAAATTGCGGACTGTACAATGCCTATGACTCTGGATACTTATAGCAACTGTTCTTTTGGATGCGTATATTGCTTTTCACAGTACCAGCGAGGAATTGGTGGAGCGAAAAAAGCATATCTTGCAAAGGATGTAAAAAGTGTAAACCCTGAAAAAATAAAACGTATTTTTAATGAGCCCGAAAGTAGTCAGTTTGGCGAATATGTTCGTACCAGAAGGGTTTTTCAGTGGGGAGGACTTTCTGATCAGTTTGATGAATTTGAACGAAAGTACGGAGTTACGCTTGAACTTCTTAAGTTCTTTAAAGAAATAAACTATCCGATTTGTTTTTCCACAAAGGCAACTTGGCCTTTCTTTGATGAACGATACCGAAAGCTGTTTCGTGATCAGGATAACTGGAATGTGAAATTTAGCATTATCACGCTTGATGAGGAAAAGGCGAAGAAAATAGAGGTTGGCGTTCCTTCTCCGCAAGAACGACTCAGAGCAATGCATGAATATACAACACTGAATAAAGGCGGCGCTACGTTAAGGCTCAGGCCGTTTATTATTGGAGTTTCGTCAAAGGACTACAAAGATTTGATTGTAGCGGCTCATGATGCCGGAGCGGATGCTGTCACGACTGAATTTTTTTGTTTAGAAGCAAGGGCAGTAAATAACGCTAAAGAACATTATCAGGTAATAAGTGAATGTTGTGGATTCGACATTGTTGATTTCTATAAAAAGCATTCTCATGGGAGCGGTTATTTACGGCTTAACAGAAAAATAAAAGAAAAATATATGCGGGAAATGAAGGAACTCTGCGACAAGCTCGGAATGCGCTTTTATGTTTCTGATGCTCATTTCAAGGAGCTTTGCGCCAATGGGTGTTGCTGTGGGTTGCCGCCTGAATGGAACTATTCAAGGGGAAACTTTTCTTATGCGTTACAACTCTGCAGGAGAAACGGAATTGCTTATTGGAGCGACATAGAAGGGGATATGTATTTCCTTAAAAATGTCCCTTGGAGAAATGCTGAAGGATTTAATACAAACTCTTCTGAAAAACGAGCAAAGTTTTATGACTCAACCATGTATGATTATATGCATTATCTTTGGAATGATCCGACTCAAGGGCAAAACCCGTATAAAATGTTCGGCGGTGTGATGAGGCCCAATGGATTTGATGAAAATGGTGATGTAATTTACACTTATGATGAAAGTAAGACATTTATGGAAGGTTTTACTGGCTGTTCGGGATGCACGCAACATGGTTTTTTAGATGTCATAGATTGAGGAATATAATATGGCAAGACCGAGAATCGAAATTGATGGGGAAGATTTCAGAAAGTTATGTGGGCTACAGTGTACGCTTACAGAGATTGCGTCTTTCTTTGGATGCTCCGAAGATACTATTGAAAGATGGTGTAAACGTGAGTTAAAGATGAATTTTGCGGATGCATTTAAAAAGTATTCAGCATCCGGCAAAATCAGCTTAAGAAGATGGCAATTCAAAATGGCTGAACATAACGTATCTATGGCTATCTTCCTTGGTAAAAACTGGCTTGGACAAACTGATAAAGTTGAGCAAACAATTACTGAAGTCGAAGATTTGTCCGGCCTTGCGGAGATGTTAAATGATTAACAAAAAGCAGACAATAGAATGGAAGCCGTTTTCCGCAAAGCATAAGAAGTATATAAAAACCGCTCTCCGTAACAAGATGAATGTTGCGGAGGGCGCTATTCGTTCTGGGAAAACTATTGACAATTGTATAATTGCGGCCATGTATTTAGAGACTTGTTCGGATAAAATTCACTTAGCATCAGGAAGTACAATGGGTAACGCAAAATTAAATATTGGCGTATGTAATGGATTTGGCCTTGAGAACCTTTTTCGTGGAAGATGTAAATGGGGGAAATATAAAGATAACGATGCTCTGTTTATTTACACTCAAACAGGTGAAAAGGTTGTCATATTCGTAGGTGGGGCAAAAGCAGATAGTTATAAAAGGATTCTTGGTAACTCCTATGGCTTATGGATCGCTACGGAAATTAACGAGCATT